AGAAGCTCTTGAAAAGAAAATAACTGAGATGCTGCAGAGGGCTTTGACTAATCCTTTGACGGGACAATAAGGAGAAAACTATGTGGAAGGGTAAATTCTTAAATGTGAGTGAGGGTTTTATTAGACTTTTAAAATATTGTGTTTATACTGGGGCTACCTTAGTTGTAAGCGCGGTTCCCAAAGACCGCGCTTCTTTACTTAGCGTTCCCCCAATTATTTCCTACTCCTACATCAATACGAGAAGGAACTTTTAATTCCGGAAAACAATTCTCCATTGTTTGTTTAATCTCTTTAATGTTTTCATCATGTATTACAGAAAAACAAAGCTCATCGTGCACGGTTAGCATAGGCAAATAACCTTG